TTTTTCAATTCCAATTGCGTCCGCGTTCCACCACGATTGTCCTGCGTGAAGGTTATCTTTTCGATCATCAGTTGTTTCGGGCTGTTGAAGGTCAGCATGGGTGATTTCACCGTTGCAGGTGACCGTACCGGCCCCCACAGACCGCCACCGCCAGTTTTCAGCCAGCCATAAACGGTGACCCAAACGGTAATCGAATCCTCATCGAGCGTGGTCCCCTCAAAATTATTGCGTGCTTTAAGATGCTCCTTGTCAGAACTGGTGACAGGCACCTCGGCTTGAATCACCGCATAGCCGCTCTGCTGCACCTGATTTGGGATCAGCCCGGTCGGGTCGTCTTTTATGAAAGGAACGCTCGTCGTTGGCGGCCCCCATTTTTTGTCCTTGGCCTCCATCTGGCCCTGACCGGCAGTGTTCTCATATGCGCGGTTAACGATGATTTCCCTACCTTCCAGAATATTTTGACCTTCGACAAAATCGTTGCCCGTGCCCTCGCGCGGTCCGGCAAGTGCAACAAAATCTCCATTGGAGTTCGATGTCAGCGGAACGCCGATTTGCCGCGCATACTGTTCGGCAAGGTCCCAAGCATACTGGCCGGGCGGGATCGCCACGCGGTCGAATATGAGATTCGGCAACGATCCCTTTCCTTCGACTTTGAACGGAACATTGAGCGGCTTCATGATTGCGCTCATCAACTGCTTGTAGTTGACCTTCTTGAATTCTTGGGTCTTGCTGATAACCGAGGTCTGCATCGCAACGAACGCATAGTTGCTTCCCTGAATTTCGATGTAGTGCCGCCGCGAATCGTAAAACACCTGCCGCGAAACGACCTTGCCGGAAAATGCCTTGTAGCCAGCGAGATAGATCACGCAACTCATGCCGGGCTTGATTTGCATCGCGGCGTAGCTTTTCGCCAGCGGCTCGGAACAAGTGAATCGAAACGCACCCGGCGGGCCATCCTTTGCCGCCTGTATGACGGCAACAGTCTCCCAATCCTCGAATACTGTTCCGTTCACAATCAGAACGGCGCGCTCGGAAGTCTTGCCGCCCATACGGGAATAGGCATAGGTGGCGTCGTAATCGGCAAAAGGCGTCGCCTGATCAAGACCATTACTCATACGTAAAGCGATTCTCCGGTACTATGCCGTAAGGGTTCGGCATCTGCGGTGTGCCGGTATTTGGCACCGGCAGAAATATGGGCGGGATGTTGCTGTCCTTAACCACAGGCGTTGCACTTTGCGCAGTGATATCGACATTGACCGTGCCGGTGACAGAATTGGGATTGAAGAAAAGCGAATTATCCAGCGCTGAGGAGTTGGGCCAATTCGGGTTTGCAGGCATAATTGGCGTACCGGCCGGAGCGCCTTGATTTTGCTCTCCTCCAACCATGCGGCGATAGATTCCCATGATTGCTGCAGCCCAACCGGGATTGGCCGTATTATATCCGCGCGCGCGTAGCGCCCTGACCGTCTCCTCGACGGTCCCGCGATATAGATGCCCCCACTTTGCCCAATGATCGGCGAACGATTCTTCGAAACTTCGATAGACCTTGTGCGGCTGACTGTCGGCACCGCGCACAAATCCGGCAGGACCGACGCCGGTTTGGCCAAATGGATTTGTTCTTCCTGATGAACCGTAGACACCGCGCCCGCTGAGGAAACCAGACTCGTGCATCGCCAGCGCGGCGACCTGCGCGGCCTTGTCCTCTGGAACACCTGCAGCAATCGCAGCCGTGCGTGCGCGGTTGTAGGCTTCCTGTTTGTCCCGCGTGATCGGGCCGGGGTCTGTAGCAGCGCCGGTATCGCCGGAGCCGGGGCTACCGGCACCTGACACGCCACCGGGCGTGCCAACGCCACCGCCAAAGCCACTCTTGCCCATCAGGCTCTCGTGGATGTCGATCAGGATGCGGTTGGTTACCTTCTCGGCATCAAGCAATTCGCGGATGCCGAACATGCCAGACCCCATTCCTCCCGGGCCCACTGAAAATGATATTGGCGTAAAGCCGGAGGTGATTTTGTGTTGTTCCTCCGGCGTTGGCGAGTATGGCGGCGCAGGTACATTAAAAAACCCGGAGCGCCCTTGCTCGCCGCGCTCAAAATCGCCCATTACCTTCGGTGTGAAAATTGCCTCAGCACCCAATAATCCAGACTCACGCATCCAATCGACAAACCTGCCGAGCATACCAAGTATCCGCCCGATAGCCGCAGCGACGGTCTCGACCCGCTCCGCGAGTTGAGGGATGTCGATACTCTGAATCCATTCGTTAAAGCGTTTGACTGAGCCGCGCTCGTCGAGTGCCTTGAATAACTTGTTCAGTTGATCGATTAGCCCGATCCCTATGGTGGTCTTGAAGTTGCCGAGAAGGATGCTGAGGGTTACCCAATTCTGATGATATTGAAATGCCGCTTCTTTCCCGAGATTGAGTTGCCCAGTGAGGTGAGCCTCCGCCCTAGCGTAATCCTCGATGCGCTCAGGCACAAAGAGGATGCCAGCGACCGCGCGCCGCTGCCATTCGTCGAGCATCGGGAAGATAGTAGCGATCTCTTTGAAGGCCTCGAAGGTGCCGCCGCCTGCCCGGGTTAAGTCGATCAGGCGTCCCGCGAGTTGCGCGCCGCCAGCGCCGAGATTCATTAATTGCTGTGTATACGCGGAGGCCGGACCCTTCTGCGCCATGTCTCGCAATATGTTGCTAGTCGCCGCAACCTTCTGTCCCGCTTCTCCCGTAGTAAAACCGAGCCGTTCGTAGACCTCCCTCAACTGCGAGAACTGCTGGCCTGTCATCCCCAATTCTTTTGCGGTGGCATGCAAGTTGAGCGCGCTGACGCTCATAATATCCAGCGCCTTGCCAAGGCCCACGAAAGACCCGAGCAGCCCCGCCAAGCCGAGAGCCTCCTTTAGATGAAGGCTCGCTCTGGTGGTCTCACCTATTCCCGTCTTGAGTTTGAGAAATGATTCCGCAGTCTTGTGTATCGCCTTCTCGACCTCGCCCATTCCTGCCGTGATCGAGGTATTGAAGTTGCCTGTCTTCGCCTTGACCAATTCAAGCGCAACGGCAGTCTCCATCAATGTTTTCGATAACGAATCGCGAACGGCAAATTCGGTTTCTGCTGCCATCGGGCTTACATGCCCGAAGCGCGAATGACGTTATCGATTTCACGCATGATGGTGCGATTCACTGTCACGCTGTCTGAAAACATACCAGCGCCGGTAGCGCTAACGCTGGTTCCTGCCGGAGCATTGACATTCAGGTTCACCCGGCCGCGCATACGCATCGGGCCCAATTTCCAAGGCAGATACGGGTCTTTTTTGTTGATGTTCTCTCTTATGATCCGCTCGGCGCGGTCAAATTTACGTATGATCGCCGTCTCCGGCCCATCGATATTATCGCGCCACCGCTCCCCGCCCATGTCTTTCGCGAAAAGTGCGGAGCCGAACTTCTGCCGCAACTCGGCAAAATTTCCGTAATCCCCATCTGTATCGGAGCGCGCTATCTGTCCGCTTTCTGACGGCTTGAACAGTTCAGGCCCGCGCTCACCAACCATGTATGAGCGACCGGCCTGTACAGGTCCGCCACCTTCGCGCTTTTCTGCCGTTGTCGCCTGCTGCTGGCGTTTTATTTCGGATTCAACTGTCTGCGGATCGAACTTCCAGAACGATGTGCCGCCCCACTGCATGTGCATCAAATCGCGCGGCGTGCCGCTGCGGAAGTGGCCGCCCCAAATGAAATTGCGATGCGGATACATCCGCTCCTGCGCGGCCCTGACCGAAACGGCAAACCGCTCGTAAACCTGATAGGGAATCGTTCCCGGGCCATAACCGATATTCGGGATCGGCTTGCCTTTGTCGTCATAGATGATGATGTCGGCAGCGCCGCCATGACCATGGAATCTCGGATCGCCGGGCCGGTAGCCGGAAATGTATTTCCATGTGTAGCCAGCCGGGAGGCCGTGCTTTGCGCCCTCTTCGACCGCCGCCCGTAGCTCGGGATCGACGCCCTTCATGCCAGCCTTACCGCCCTCCATGATACCTCGGCGCGCTTGCCCAGCCGGATAGCCGGTCGCCCCTACTCCGGTGCCGGTACCGGTACCGGCACCGCCGCCTGTGAGCGACAACTGGATTTCGGAGAGAACGGAATTGCTGTCGTGCTTCACTTCGAGTAGTTCGCGCATTTCGGTCAGCGGATTGAGTGAGGCGCGCTGTACCGGTGGGCCGCCGGTCGGCACATTGATCGCGCGTGGACCGCCGGTCGATCTGTAACCGCCAGTTTCCGGCGTATAACTCTGTCGCTGGAACATCTGGCCGGTTGGCGGGGCCCAATTTTTTGGATCGTACTGACCCATCTGACGCTGCATTGCGCGCTCGCGTTCCCGTCTGATTTCCCGCGAGCGTTCCCACATTTTTTGAAAATCTGTATTATTCGGGTCTATCGAATTGAGCATACTCAAAAAGACTTTTCCGAGGTCAACGAGCGTCTTGTTGAACTCTAGAATGACGCCGCGCCTATCAAGCTCACGATACAATTTATTAAGCGCGTCAATCGCGTCTGCGCCGAGTCTGGTTTTGAAATTGGTCAGGTTGACGGCTATATCGAGCCAAGCATTGTTATATTTTCTGGCCTCGTCGGTATTGAGCAGGAGAATTTCAACATTCTGCTTCATCGCCTCGTTGAGATCGATGACCCTGCCCGGCAGCCCGTAGGATTCCGCCGTTTGCCGCCGCTGCCATTGGTTCATGCCCTTCAGCGCTTCGACATAGGCCGCCATGACCTTTTTGCCGTCGCCTGTAGTCTTGTAGATTTCAACCAAGTTATCGCGTAATTGCTTGCTGCCCTCACCAAACGAGCCCATCTGATGAAAGAACTCGGAGCCGGGGCCCTTTTGCGTTATGTCACGCAGCTTGGTGAAGAAGGCCGTCAGCGTCTCGCCAGCTTCTTCATGGCTCAGCCCAACCCGTTCGAGCCCCTGACGAATGTCAACAAAATCCTTTGTCGTTAATCCCAGCGTCTTGGCGGTGTAATGCAAATTGAGCGCGCCAAGACTCATATTCTTGAGTGTATTTGTCACGACATACGCAGCGGCTACCGGCACGCCGACAGCCAGCCCGGCAAAACCAGCAGCCCTGCCAAGCCCGGCAAATGCCGTGCTGATTGCCTTTAGCGATTGCGTGACAAGACCGGCGTGTTCGCTGGTTTTCTTGAGCGAGTCACTGACGACCTTCCCAGCAATCGCGCCTTGTTTGGCGAATTGATCCTGCTGGTTGGCCAAGTTCTTGAGAAGATCGACGACCGTTAGTCTGGTCTGTACTTGGACCTCGACCATAAATTTGTTTGTTTCAGCCATCGATGTCAGGGCTCTCGCTGTTTTCTTTTTCGATTAGCTTGATCGTCCATTCCAGATGTCGCCGGACTCTGGACAGCGGCTTCGCCAAAAACTCATCGGGGTCGCGGCCGTAATATTTAGCCAATTTGTAGCAGCTAAGAATTATTTCCTCGGGTGTCACAGGTCCGGCATGAAAAAATTTGTCAGCATCCACGCGGCAGAATTCCAGTCTTTCGGGTGCATCTGCCGGATCGTGCTCGGCGGGACGTTAGCGAGCCTCGCCATCATGTGCGTCATCGACTTGGCATCGAAGTTGACCTTCGGCAGGTCCGCGCCAATGAGATCGAGGATCACCGGGTTGCCGACCATTTCGATGTCGCCTGCTGTCGGCTCGCGAAACTTGAGTTCGGTGACATCGCTGCCGTCGCCGTTATGCACCGGCTTACGCAGCGTGATCTTGAGTTGCGATATATCCGCGCCGTTAACTTGCGGCGTTCCTTCCGCTTCTTTGTCTGCCATTTAAGTCATCTCCACTAACTGATCTCGTCGCAGGAAATGCCCTCGAACCGCACGCGCGCCTGACCCTCTCTGGTGTTCAGTTCGAGCGCCGATTTGCACCACGCCTCGCGCAGGACGTAGACCTTGCCGTTCGCCAATTCGGCTGTGACAGTGACGTTGGTTGCCGCCTCGACGGTTTCCATCGACAGCGCCGGATCGAGGCTGACATCACCCTCGATGTACGGGACGCGCGGCAATTCGCTGTAACCGTGCACGTAATCTTGGCCAGCGATGCCGGTGCGTTCGAGCGCGGACGGTGACACGGTGAAATTTCCACGGAGCGGATACAGCGCCCCGTCAACCTTCATGAAGGCAATGCCAGCGATGCGCTGTGCCATCTGACTCTCCTATTGTGTTGAAGAAAAAGTCGGCCGCCGCGATTACGCGACTTCGAGATCGACGCCACGGTTGTATTGCAGGCGGAATTGCGCGAGCACGGCAAAGACGCGAAGCTGGTTCACGAGGTCCGGCAGATAGAGGACGTTCAGCCGATTCGGATCGTTTGGATCGCGCTCGACGATGAGGTGATTCTTGAACTCGATGGCGTTCTCGACCAGCCCGTTGAACTCGTCGATGCGGTACTGCGCCACGAGTTCGGCTTTGACGATTTTTGGCGTGACAATCGCCTGTCCGGCACCGAAGCGAGTGCCATCATCGGCCAGCTTGTGACGCGGGAATTTTGAGGTGATCGCCTGCCGCTGATTGCGCAGGAGCTTGGCCAGTGTCGCCAGCGTCGTCACCAACTCATAGGCGTCGTCGCTGTTGCCGTAGCGGTTCTTGGTATAGGTCGTGGTTTCCCGTGCGATCATCGGCGGTTGCGGGGTGATCGCGCGTTGCGTGGCAATGCCATTGCCGGACAGAGCGTTAAGCTCCGGCAAGCTGAAACGATTCTCTGGTTGGGTCGGATTGCAACCGAGCAGTTGCAATGTCTGCAACGGCCGCGCCGGGTCGTTGGTCAGGCCACGGGCAGCCTTGGCCGTATAAGCCGCCGCCCATTCCCATACCGGGGTCGGGCTGTCGGCCTCAACACCGAGCACCGAAAGCTGCGCACAGTTGCGCGTCGGGCCGAAGGTGAGCAAGTTGCCATAGGTGTCCAGCTTGGCCGAGAAGATATGTCCGAACAATTGCCGGATAAATCCCCACCGTCCGGTGTCGGAGAATCCGAATTCTGCCTCCCACACATCGAGCGAGGCATCATCGGTGTATGACATCGCAACATATTCGAACTCGGTCTCACCGAGATTTGTGACGGCAGTCGTAAAGGTTGGCACGCCTGTGCCACCCGTCATTACTGAACAGACGACCACCATGCCGGGAGGCAATTGCTCGCCGCCAATCGTGCCAGCATAGTTGTACTGCAAGTTGATGCCGAGGCCACTTACGCCCGCCCACTTGCATGTCACCGTGACCACGCCAGAGGCAGCGGCGGCCGTGACCGGCAAATCTTCATTTGCGTTGATTGCCGACGCAATGGCAGCGGCGACCGTGGTCGGCGTCTCCGATGCCCCGAGCGATACCGGCACATGCATGCCAGCGACATAAAGATGGAAGGTACCGGCCGAACTCGGCGGGGTGCTTACCGTGACTGTTCCGGTAGCGGCCACACCGGTTGCGGTTACACCGCAACCCCAAACCTCGTGCGCGAAGTTGTTAGCGAAGCAGGCCTTGAACATCGCCGCGAGTTCGGAGCCCTGTCCGTACAGATCATCGGCGTCGGCTTGCGTGCCAACTGGCGTCGGTACGTCCTTCTGCCCGTGCGTACCGCTAGTGAGCATGGTGCCGACTAGCAGGATGCGATTGTTCGAGATCGGCAGCCCGGCTTTTGAAGAATCAACTTCCACCCAATACAAAGGCTGCTTCCAATTGGACGGAATCGTTTCGAAGGAGATCGGCATTCATGCCTCCTGTGTCAGCCAACAAAAAACCCCGCGAGTGGCGGGGCTGTCGGCGAATGGTGTTTGGTTGGATTACTTCTTTTCTTCCGGCGGCTCGGAAGGTTTCTCCGTTGATTTACGCTTGACGGGCGTTGGCTCTTGCGCAGGCGGGGCTATTGGTGCGTGCGTGAGGATGTCGCCGTCGCGTATCCGCCGCATGGTGAACTGATCGTTCGGCCACGCCATGCCGTGATCAATGCTGCGGAAGGAGAGACCAGTGGGATGGCGCATCACCTTGATAATCTTTTCATCGCGTGGCCACACCATGATGGTCGGCACAGCCTTTTTCATTGGCACAGCTTTTGACATTGGGCCTCGCTCAATTTTGAGGAAGATCATACTCGACCTTCACCTGTTGCACGGCCGCGATTTCTTCCGGCGTGCCACCGGGCGGGAACGCCGTCTCAACATGGATCGTTTCGAGATTGTCGATGACAACCGGCGGGTAAAGGACAGCGCCGAGATCACAGGTCAGATCGAAGCGCAGTTCCGCGACAGGCAATTCGTTATTCATTCCGACCGCACCGAACTGGTGCGTGCGTTGACTGCGCGTGAAACCTTGAATCATCGCATCCGGGTTGCCGTAAAATGTCGGGTCATTGTAGAGCGCGCCCGTGATCACCTGATAGGCGGCATCAAGCTGGTACTCGGCCTGCTCCGGCTTGTTGTTGAGCACGATGACCGAGAAGCCAAGCCGTATCGTTACCCGAAACCGCGTCTCACCGGCATTTGCATCGCCGTCAGGTTGACCGCTCTCATCAAGTAGGTAAACCGCGCAAAATGGAATCGATTGCGGAGCGATCTGCACCGATTTGTTGGTAGTGAACTCAAACGGCCTGAACCATTCAAGCGCCTTGAGGCGTTTCATTACCCCGTCACGCACCTCTATCGCATAGGAGCGCGTGATCATCGGTTATTGTCCAGTCTCATGGCGCGAAACGCCTGACGCGCAGCACGGCGGCGAGCGCTGATTGTCCGCCGCACGTTCTTCGAAACGAACGGTCGACTCAAGCGACCCTGTATCCATCGTCCATGCACATCGCGCGGCTGACTGCGCCAATCGTGTTTCCAAGCCTCGCCGAGCCAGTATTGTCGGGATTGCTTCCAGCCTAGTCGCCGTTCTGCGCGCTTTAGCTCGCGCCGAACCGTAATGTTGCCGCCTCTTTCGACGGTACGAATAAGCTGATCAAAGATCGTTTGCTCTTCGTCTGCAGCCTCGTCGGGGGTTAATTGTTGTTGCAGCGCTTGGAACGGCCGCTTCGCCATGCGCTGGAAACGCTTTCCGGTCTGTATAGCTGGATTTATTCCGGTCTGCTCATTGAGGAAGTCATTGAGCATTTCCTTGGCAATTTTTTTTATTTCTTTCGTGACCTCTTTCTTGATCAGGCCGTCCTCGCCGAGCAGAAGAGCCCCGATCTCTTCTAGCCAAGCGGCGTTGATTAAGAACATTACGCTATGCCTAAACCGGGGCCTGCACCGGAGCCGACTGCATGACCTTGCGCAATGTCAGCGTGCTCTCGCCGCCGCCGTTACTGATGGAATCGATGATCTCGAAGGTGCCAGCCTCAGGTATGCCACCGTCTCCCGGGATGATGATCTGGTCTCCCTGCAGCGGCAGGTATGTGAATTCTTCTTCGCGCACATCGATGATCGTCCGTTGATCGGAGATAATCGAGCCGTCCTCTGCGACGACATCCACGGCATCGGAATTGTAAATCCCGCGCGCGGTATACGGCAGTTCGCCGGGCTGACTGGCCAGTGGGATCACTGTGATCGTGCGCGCGAAAGTATTGAAGGCATGCAAATAGACTTGCGTCGAGTAGTCGATTGGCATCTCAGGCCTCGAACCGCGTGAAGTGTGTCAGCAGATCGTGGATCGCGCGCTGCGCCGCCGAACCGCCTTGCGAGACGGCCGCACCACGATTGGCTGCGTTCGGATCGAAATAGATGACGCGCGATTCCTTGTGGCCGATCATTCGCACGGTTGAATCGCCGCGCTGCACGGCGTTGTAGTTCTCGCGGCCGAGCAACGTGACGGCCTGCCGCAGCGATGGCGGTGCTTCATCCGGCAATAGGTAGCCGCCTTTGTAGGTAACCTGTATTGGCTCGGCCCACGGCGTACCGGTCAGGTTGGTCAGCCTACCGCCGATGCCGTCAAGCTCATATTCGTCCGCGTCTACTTCCGAACCATCGGCGGTGACCGCCTCGAACTCAGCTTCCTTAATCGGCCAGCGCGCGAGAAAGAGACAATCATACGAAGTCTGACGGAACGTCTCGGTGACCTTCTCCTTGGCAAAGACGCGATTGCAGTAACGTGACACGGCATCCGAACTCTGATTGATCAGAGCCGTAAGCAGTGCGTCCTCGGTCGTGCTGGTGATCTTGAGACAGGCCTTCAATTCCTCAAGCGAGATCAGCGCGAAGCTCGACGCGGGCTCGATGATCTGCACCATCGACTTCGATTGCATCAGCCGCTCGCTTCTTCTTGGAATTGCTCGAACAGCGCCCGCACGCTGATCGCTGGCCCGCGCGCGCCGTCGCTTAGGACCGGGACGATGGTGTAGGTCTTGCGGTCGATCTCCCACGCCACCAGATCGCGGCCGGACAATCCTTGTTCGCCACGTAAACCGCGCTCGCCGCGCTCACCACGTTCGCCACGCTCTCCGCGCTTGCCGACCGGACCTGATTTCCAGTCGGGCCCGGGGCACGGTCCCGGCTTATTCTTCTTGGCGATGAACCATGTGCTGTTAAGCGTAACCACATCGAGATGCTTGTACTCGGCACTTTGGTCATAAGTGCCAAGGATGTTGAACGAGCGACCATCGACGCCGTCCTTGCCGTGCAGGCCGGGAGCCGCAAGGCAAATCCAATCGGCGTGAACGCTTTGATTTTCATTCTGATAAGGTTCGCGTGCGGTGTCGCGCTGCGCTTGGAACAAGCCGCCCTGATGCGCCACAACATCGCCTTCGTAATGCACGCCCTCGACCCATGCCTTTACCTTCGGCAGCTTGCCGGGCAATCCCTGCTCACCGCGCTCGCCGGGCTCGCCTTTTTCACCACGCAGACCGGTGACACCGTCCTTACCATTGATGCCGGGTTCGCCGACTAGACCGCGTTCTCCGCGCTCCCCGGGCGCGCCATCTTTGCCGGGCGATCCGTCTTTACCGACCAGCCCGGGCAGACCGCGCTCGCCGCGTTCGCCGCGCTCGCCCTGTAATCCTTTTTCGCCGCGCTCTCCGCGTTCCCCGGGTGCACCATCCTTGCCATCAGCGCCGTCGCGTCCGGCAGGCCCCTGCTTGCCAATCAAGCCGGGCAATCCCTGCTCGCCGGGCTCGCCTTTTTCTCCACGCTCGCCACGTTCGCCGATTTTGCCATCACGGCCGGGCGTGCCGTCTTTTCCTACTAAGCCGGGCAATCCCTGCTCGCCGGGCTCGCCTTTTTCACCACGCTCGCCACGTTCACCGATTTTGCCGTCACGGCCAGATGCGCCGTCTTTTCCTACTAAGCCGGGCACGCCACGTTCGCCACGTTCGCCCTTTTCTCCACGCTCGCCACGTTCGCCGGGTTTTCCATCGATCCCATCGCGGCCATCACGGCCGTGGATGCCAATCAATCCGCGTTCGCCTTTTTCTCCACGTAAGCCGACCTTGCCGGGCTCGCCTTTTTCTCCGCGCTCACCGGGTTCGCCTTTTTCGCCGCGCGGCCCCGGATTCCCGTCGAGGCCCTTCTCACCACGCTCACCGCGCTCGCCTTTTTCACCCTTGTCTCCGGTGATGCTCTCGCCGGGAGGACCAACAGGACCGGGCGCGCCGTCCTTGCCGTCTTGCAAGGCCGCGATCCGTTCTTTCATGGCATGTTCGAGCCGCAGCAGTCGCACTTCGACCTCGGCTTCGCGGCGTTCAAGCTCGGCCCGTTTTTGATCAAGCTCGGTGAGTCTTGCCGCGAGCCTGAGATCACGTTCGCGCTCTGCCTGTCCGGCACGCGAACCCAACTCATCCGCCAGCACCTCAACCAGCGAGATGGTGAGTTCGGTCGAAGGCCTGTCCGCCCCGTTGCCGGATGCGTCGTTCGTCGGCTGCATTTATGCCTCGTTGCTCTGGCGGCGACTGCGGAGCGAAAGGAGCAG